CGATTGGTCTAAATTTAATATAAATAATAGAACAAAACATGATGCCGCAATAAGTTCTGGTCTTGCTATAATGGCATGCAACAGGCATTTGTATCAACCAAAACAATTAAAACAAACAAAAGTTTTAGATTTTGGATTTAAAAAATATAATAACAAAGGAAGTATTTCAAAAATAATAAAATAGATGAATATATTACCAAGAGGTGTATTCCCAAGCCAAGCAGTTTCAAATGCTGAGAAAGCAAGTGAAAAATACGGTTTAGAGATTGCAAGAGCGGTTGAATCAGAATGGTTTAAAAGAGATTCTGGTACAGCTAGGTATTACGCTAATAGAGACAATTTTCACCGTTTAAGATTATATGCTAGAGGTGAACAGTCAATACAAAAATACAAAGACGAATTATCTATTAATGGTGATTTATCATATTTAAACATAGATTGGAAGCCAGTACCTATTATACCTAAATTTGTAGATATTGTAGTTAATGGTATTGCTGAAAGAACATATGATATAAAAGCATATTCACAGGATCCAGCATCAGTTCAAAAAAGAACAAAGTATGTAGAGTCTTTATTAAAAGACATGCGTACTAGGCAGTTTTCAGATTCAGTATTTAATGAATTTGGAATCAATTTATACGAAAATGATCCTGATACACTTCCTGAAAATGAAGATGAATTGCAATTACATATGCAATTAGATTATAAAGATTCTATTGAAATTGCAGAAGAAGAAGCAATTAATAATGTATTTGACCACAACAAATATGAGTTAATAAAGAAAAGACTGGATTATGATATAACTGTTATTGGAATGGGTGCTGTTAAAAATGAGTTTACAACATCAGAAGGTATAAATATTAAATATGTAGACCCAGCTGATTTAGTTTATTCATATACAGAGTCGCCACATTTTGATGATATATATTATGTAGGAGAAATTAGAAAAGTATCTGTAGTAGATTTAAAAAAACAATATCCTGATTTAACAGATGAAGATATAAGAAGAGATGTAGAGGGGCAAGGTACTAATGCTAAGTTATATAATAAATCTTACGCGGGACAAGATAATGAAGATGATTCTTATGCTTATGTATTGTATTTTGAATATAAAACATATAAAGATCAGGTACATAAAATTAAAGAAACTTCTTCGGGTGCATCGAAAGCTATTAAAAAAGATGACAACTTTAATCCGCCAAAAGATTCTAGAAGTAGATTTACTAAAGAATCAAGAACAATAGAAGTAATTTATGAAGGTGCTAAAATAATAGGTACTAATAAATTATTAAAATGGCAATTAGCTGAAAACATGACGAGACCAAAGTCAAATACAGTTAAAGCTCAGTTTAGTTATAATATTGTAGCACCAAGAATATATAAAGGTAGAGTTGAATCTCTTGTAAGCAGAATGACAACGTTTGCGGATATGATTCAATTAACGCATTTAAAACTACAACAAGTGTTATCAAGAATGGTTCCGGATGGTGTTTACTTAGATGCAGATGGTATTGCGGAAATAGATTTAGGTAATGGAACAAATTACAATGCTCAGGAAGCATTAAATATGTATTTCCAAACTGGTTCTGTTATTGGTAGGTCAATGACACAAGATGGTGAATTTAACAATGGTAAAGTTCCGGTGCAAGAATTACAATCATCGGGATCTAATGCTAAAATATCAAGTTTAATTAATTCATATAATTATTATTTACAAATGATAAGAGATGTGACCGGATTAAACGAAGCAAGAGATGGTTCAACACCAGATAAAAACGCATTAGTAGGATTACAAAAAATTGCTGCTGCAAATTCAAATACAGCAACAAGGCATATACTGCAAGGTGGATTATATTTAACGCTTAAAACAGCTGAAGCTATATCACTAAGAATATCTGATGTACTAGAATTTAGCCCTACTAAAGAATCGTTTATACAAGCTATAGGTAAATCTAACGTAGGTACTTTAGAGGAAATAAAACATTTACAACTTCATGACTTTGGTGTTTTCTTAGAATTATCACCTGATGAAGAAGAAAAACAATTACTTGAAAATAATATACAAGTGTCTCTTCAAAAAGAACAAATTAATTTAGAGGATGCAATTGATATTAGAGAAATAAGAAACTTAAAGCTTGCTAATCAATTATTAAAATTGAGAAGAAAACAAAAGTTTGAACAGGATAGGGCTATACAGCAGGAGAACATTCAAATGCAAACGCAATCTAATGCTCAGGCTGCTCAAGCTGCTGCTCAAGCGGATATTCAAAAACAACAAGCAATAACTGAAAGCAAAGCTCAATTAGCGCAAATTGAAGCACAATTAGATGCGCAAAAATTAGAAAAAGAAGCAGAAATTAAGATGATGTTGATGCAAAGAGAATTTGAAATGAACATGCAGCTTAAAGACGCTGATTTAAATGTAATTAAAGATAAAGAGAAGTATAAAGAAGATAGAAAAGATGAAAGAACAAAAATTCAAGCATCACAACAATCTGAACTTATACAGCAAAGAAAAAATAATACACCACCTAAAAAGTTTGAATCAGCAGGATTTGATACTTTAGGAGGGTTTGGCTTAGAGCAGTTTGAGCCTAAATAAAAACTGCAAACACATTTTTATAATATTTTATCATGGAAGAAAATAAAGACGTCGTAGTTGACGAAACACCAACTGCTGCTGAAAAGGAAGAAAAAGTACTTGAAGCAGCGGGCCAAGACACGGGTAAAACCGAAGATGGTATGTATAAAGTGGATTTAAGTAAACCACCAAAAACAGAAACAGATGCCGTTCAAGAACAAAGCACAGATGAAAGCGTGTTACGCGGAAGCGGCACGGATGAAAAAACAGGGGAAGAAACCGAAGTGGAATTGCAAAAAGTACAGCAAGAAGAAACTCAATTAACTTTAGAGGAAGTAATTGACGAAGAAACTAAGGAAGAACCAAAAGAAGAAGCGCAAGAGCTGCAAGATCAAGTAGAAGAAGCGGTACAAACTTCACAAGACACAGGAATAGAATTACCAGAAAACATTCAAAAAGTTGTAGACTTTATTAATGAGACTGGTGGAACGTTAGAAGATTATGTAAAAATTAATCAAGATTATTCTAACATCGATGAATCTACTTTGTTGTATCAATACTATAATCAAACTAAATCACATTTATCAAAAGATGAAATTGATTTTTTAATTGATGATAATTTTTCATTTGATGAAGAAGTTGATGAACAAAGAGATATTAAGCGTAAAAAACTCGCTTATAAAGAAGAAATTGCAAAAGCCAAAAGCTATTTAGAAGGGTTAAAGGACAAATATTACGAAGAAGTCAAGTTGGGTTCTAAGTTAACCGATGATCAACAAAAAGCAATTGAGTTTTTCAATACTTACAACGCTGAACAATCAGAACAAGCAAAGCTACAAGATGAGCAAGTTAATCATTTTAATAATGAATCTAAAAAAGTTTTCAATGACAATTTCAAAGGTTTTGAATTTGAAGTAGGAGACAAAAAGTATAGATACAATGTTAATGATAAACAAAAAGTTTTAGATAAGCAAGCAAATATATTAAACGTGCTAGATAAGTATATCAGTAAAGATAATATGTTACAAGATGCTAAAGGTTATCATAAAGCACTCTTCGTTGCAGACAATGCAGATGCAGTTGCAAATCATTTTTACGAGCAAGGTAAGGCTGATGCTATAAAACAGTTAAACGCTGAGTCCAAAAATATAAATATGGATCCACGTAAAACTGGCACAGTTGAAACCGGAGGAGTAAAAATAAGGGCAATTTCTGGGGATGATAGTTCAAAGCTAAAAATTAAACTTAGAAAATAACTTTAAAAAAATAAATAAAAATGGCAGTAATAACTCCAACGGGTGGTACCAATCTAAACGCGGTACCAGCTCCAGTTAAACAAACGCTAGCAACAAACTACCTATCATTTACAGGTGGTGCTAACGATTGGTCACAGCAGTATTTACCAGATTTATACGAAGCAGAAGTTGAAAGATATGGAGACAGATCTATCGCTAGCTTCTTAAGAATGGTAGGTGCAGAAATGCCTATGACTTCTGATCAAATCATTTGGTCTGAGCAAGGTAGACTACACTTAACGTACACAGGTGCATTAAACACAACATCAGGTGTTGTAACTATTGCAGCTTCAGGTACTCACGCAATAAGAGTAGGTCAAACAGTAAAATTAAAAGGTGGTACTTCTGGTATCGTTGCTAATGCATATGTATCAGCAGTCGCAACAAACAATACTACTTTAACGCTTAAGAGATACGATAAAGCATTATTTAGTACAGCTCCAGCATTTACAAACTCTGAAGTAGTAACAATTTTTGTTATCGGTTCTGAATTTGCAAAAGCTACGAATGGTATGACTGGTGCAGTAACTCCATCTTTCAAGTCGTTTACAAACAAACCAATCATCTTAAAAGATAAGTACGAGATTTCAGGATCTGATGCTTCTCAAGTAGGTTGGGTTGAAATTACAGGTGAAAACGGACAGTCAGGTTACTTATGGTACCTAAAGGCAGAAGGTGATACAAGAACTAGATTCGAGGATTACTTAGAAATGTCTATGGTAGAAGGTGAATTAGCAGCGTCAGGTTCTGGTGCAGCTGGTGTTACTGGAATAGGTGGTACTGAAGGTTTATTCGCAGCAATCGAAGATAGAGGTCACGTAACTGCAGGTGTTGATGGAAACTCAGCAACTGAAGATTTAGCTGACTTCGATGAAATTCTTAAGAAATTAGATACGCAAGGAGCAATTGAAGAAAACATGTTATTTGTAAACAGAGATGTTGCATTAAACATTGACGACATGCTTGCAGCTCAAAATTCTTATGGTACAGGTGGTACATCTTACGGTGTTTTCTCAAACAGCGAAGATATGGCACTTAATTTAGGTTTCTCTGGTTTCAGAAGAGGTTCTTATGACTTCTACAAAACTGACTGGAAATACTTAAATGACGTTACAACAGGTGGTGCATTTGCTAACATTAGAGGTGTAGTAGTGCCTGCTGGAACATCAACTGTTTACGATCAAACATTAGGTAAGAACATCAAAAGACCATTCCTTCACGTCAGATATAGAGCTTCAGAAGCTGATGACAGAAGAATGAAATCTTGGACTACAGGTTCTGTAGGTGGTGCGACTACATCTGATCTAGACGCAATGGAGGTACACTATTTATCTGAAAGATGTTTAGTAGTACAAGGTGCTAATAACTTTATGTTATTAAACTAATCCTTATTTAATATGAGATTTCCCTGGCTTCGGCCGGGGATTCTTATATTTTTTTATTATTTAATCTTATTATATTATGGCAACAAAAGTAACAACAGCCCCTAAATGGGAGACAAAAGATAGAACATACTATCTAGTAAATGGTAAAACACCGCTTACATACACAATTAAAAGTAAAAATATATTTTGGTTTGACAAAGAAAAAGGCTTTGAAAGGGAACTAAAATACACAGTAAACCAAAAAACTTGTTTCGTTGACGAATTTAAAGGCGATGCAAGACTTGGTCATATAGTTTTTGAAGACGGTATATTAAATGTACCAAAAGAAAAACAAAGTTTGCAAAAATTAATGTCATTATATCATCCACAAAATGGAACGATATTTGCAGAATTTGATGCAGAACAGGAAGCAGAAGATGATTTAGATATACTAGAATTAGAAATTGAAGCTTTAATGGTGGCGAAATCAATGGATATTGATCAAGCAGAAGCTGTTATAAGGTCTGAGGTTGGATCTGAGGTATCTAAGATGACTTCTAAGGAGATTAAAAGAGATCTATTACTATTTGCTAAGAATGACCCAAAGCTATTCTTAGAACTAGCTAATGACGATGATATTAATATTAGGAATATGGCTATAAAAGCCTCTGAACTTGGAATATTAAAATTATCTGAAGATCAAAGAACATTTAAATGGGCAAAAACTGATAAGAAAATTATGACAGTTCCATTTGATGAACATCCTTATTCCGCTTTTACAGCTTTCTTGAAAACAGATGAGGGCTTAGAAGTTTATAAATCAATTGAAAAAAGACTAAAATAAAGTCTCATTATAGTGATAGCCACTGTAATGGTGGCTATTATTATAATAAATAAAAAATATGGCAGTTAGTATAGATACAGTATATCAAAGAGTATTAGCTATTCTTAATAAAGAAAACCGTGGGTATGTAACGCCACAAGAATTTAATTTGTTTGCAAATCAAGCACAGCTTGAAGTATTCGAACAGTATTTCTTTGACTTAAATCAATATAATAGATTACCAAAAAATGATACTGAATACTCTGATTTGCCAAAATTAATAAATGAAAAATTAAGTAAATTTAAAAAGTCCGCAAGTATATCATACATGACGGACCATTTTCATTTACCATCAGATCTACACAAATTAGGAACTGTAATATACAATAATACAACACCTGTTGAAGAAATTGATAAGAAAAACTTATTAGAATATCAATTATCAAAACTTACAGCACCTACAATTAATAATCCAGTTTATATACAAAACATTGATAATACATCTGCTCATTGGGGTATAAATGTATTTCCAACAAGCATTAATGCTAATGTTTCTATAACTTATGTTAGAAAACCTAACAATGTAAACTGGTCATACCAAACAGTTGCGGGTAATGCTTTATATAATGCAAGTGGCTCTACAGATTTTGAATTACATGCCTCTGAGGAAACAAACTTAGTATTAAAAGTGTTATTATACGCAGGGGTAAGTATAAAAGACCCTAATATAGCTCAATTAGCAGATGCAAAAGAAACAAAAAAAATAACACAAGAAAAATCTTAATAAATGGGACTAATAACACAAACAGCTAAAGAATACTACACGGTAGCTAATAATTTTACTGGTGACGGTTCTACAACAACATTTACTGTTACGTTTGACCCATTGCCATCTACAGAAAATGAATTTATAGTATATCAAGCAGGAAGCGAGATTGATGATGATCAATATGCTTATAATTCCATTACGGGTGTAGTTACGTTTACATCAGCGCCAGCTAATGCAACAGCTATACAGATTAAGTTAAAAAATGTAAAACACGGTAGCTATAGGTATATAGCTTTAAATGATATTGTAAATAACTTTATGGTTTCATATGTGGGTGATGGTAAAATTATTGATAATGCAAGAAAACTTGATGTATTGTTTCACACTAAAAGAGCAATACAAGAATTTAGCTATGATGTGTCAAGGGTTGAAAAAATACAAGAAGTAGAAGTAGGAGCCTCACTTACAATACCAATGCCACAAGATTATGTTAATTATACACAATTAGCATGG